TCCCGGCCGGTTTTTTTCCGGTAGTGGATGGTCCATGCTTCATATAACCCCTTCATCCAGATATACAATTTGTCCCCGGATACTTTAACAAAATTTTCCCCGATCTGCCCTTCAACGAACATATAATGGACATCATCCCAAAACTGGTTCAACATGTGCTCCTGCTCGCCGGTCTGCCTGATTTCCTGACAAGAAACCTCAACCCAGTCGATAAACGTATCATCTTCAAACACCGTCGCCTCAAATGACCCCGCACAAATAGCCCAGTTTTCTGCTGTCCTGTCGGATATGTCCAGGGCTGTAAGAGCTTTTTTAAGCCCTGATATTCTGTTGAGAACGGTCGGGAGTAATCGGTCATAATTGGTAATAAGATACCGCACAAATCCGCTGAACTTCCGGCAATGTTTGTTGATCCATTCAAAGTGAGAATCCGCGTCGATGCTTTTCCTCTTGTTCGCGCTGATTTGGAGAGGAACAAGGCGCGTAAACAGTCCATTGTCGCGCGGTAACTCTTCACCAGATATCGCAATTGTCGAATTAACGGTAAAACCTCTTGTCTGAAATGCTGTAGCCGTTCCCTTCCCGGAGAGCTGGCGATTGTAAGCCGACCGGAAGAACCCATCTTTTTGCGTAACCTTAGTTTCGTTTCGGTACTCATCAAACCAAACACCGAGACTGCTGTAATATGATAATACCCGCGCGATATAGTTTGCGGTGGTGGTATCGCCAATGGTAATACCCTCCGTTTCGGTCCCGAAGAACGCCTGAATCCAGCGCATAAAGGTGCTTTTCCCTGATTCCCTTTTGCCATGCGGGAACAGAATCGGGTAGAGCTTGTACCGGGCAAAGATATCTTTTGAAAATATGGTACCCACAACCCAACCTATGGCCATATATGCTTCATGCCCGCCAACCGTGTCATAGAGCTTTCTAGCGATATCTTTGATGTCTACATCGCCCTCGTAAAGGCTTGGTATGGCATCCTCCACCGGCTCTCCCCTGGGGCCAATCTGGAGGCTCTGAGGCTTATACCCTTTTCCGTTCAACCAGATGATACCGTCATTGTCCGGGTACTTAACTTCTCCCTTTTTAATGGCCATATTGCCGAAAAGCCAAAGGCCATTGTCCAGGTATCCAATTTTCTCCGGCATGTAGATAATTTCACCCGTGTCCCGCATAAATTCGTATTCCCATATTAGAATTAAATCTTCTGCCCTGCCCTTGAACAGATAATTTCCTTTCCCCAGGCAGAACTTTTTAAAACTGTCCAGCCCGGCCATGTCACCGGGGTCCATCGTAAAAGTTTCCGAGCGCTCATTGTGCTTATTCACAAATTCAACATTTCGGATTACTCCGGACGGAGTAAAGAAACTGGACCGTATGTTGATAACGAAATTAGAAATAATCTGGTCATATTCCTCACCACCGGACCGGGTTTTCCTGGTCACAACATACTGGTTAAACTCCCTTTTGATAGGCAGTATACCAGCAAAGAAACGCTCCTTCTTGCGTTTAATAATACGCAATGCTTCATCCGGTAACCGGGTCAGGTAATCCTCTGGAGGGACAGCGGCATTAATAACAGCCAAAATTTCTTCCCGGACGTGCCCCTGGGCCAGGGCCATGTCAAAATCGATCTTACCCTCAACCCGCCACTCGTCAGGCAGTGTTCCTACCCGCGCCAATATCCCGGCATTATTTAGGTTGTAGGCCGTCATGTAAGCCCAAAATTGCGTGTCATACCGCTTATCTGCCCTGGGCTTATAGTTGGGATAGGACGGATTGTCCTTGACCTCGTTGTCGAAGATAACTGTAACTTCTTCCACCCCAAGTTTGCGCAAGGTCTGTACCAGGCGGTCAAACAAGTTCCTGCCGAACGATGATATGCCAGGCTCAGCCAGAGCAGGTATGCCCCACTGCAGGAGGGCTGCAGCCTTAAATTCGCCCTCGGTCAGCACAATATGTTTCGGGTCTTTGTCGGTTAATAGAAATGGACAATATAAATGTGCCGGGAAATTCTCGAAGCCTATCTTATGGGGTCGCACATGGTAGATAACATTTTCCTCGTTTATGTACGGGATCAAGGGAACATCTTGCAGGAGCTGCTCTTCGATGATAACGGAGTTGTTAGTTTTTTTGATGATCCCGGAATTGAGCATGTCTTCTTTAGAAAACTCTGCCCGCAGCTTTTCGGCAATAGCCACAACCTGCTCCCCACCTGACCGGTACCGGAGCAGGTTTATGGTCTCATCCGTAAACCCCCGTTTGGCCTTAAACTCTTCCCGGTGCTTATCAGTCAGCGGCAGCAGACTAAAAAACCGTTCATATATCTGTTTAGTGATATCCGGGAGGTCAACCGGCTTCTGCTCTTCCGGGGATTTCTTCTTTTTGCGTGACTTCTTTGGTTTCGGTTCATCCTCAATCCCGAGCATTTTCTTCATAGCATTAACCGCATCAGCATTAGTGGCATTTTTTGTCTTGGCATAAAAGGTTATAGCGTTTCCTGATTCGTTGCACTTCCAGCATTTCCAAAGGCCGGTTTGTGGGTTTAGGGAAAAGTGGCTCGGGTCCTGGCAAAAAGGGCAAACACAAGACCATGACTTACCCTTGCGCTTAACAATTTTGAGTCCATGTGTTTCAAGCCATCGCGGTGCGTCTATCTGTGATGTGATACTGTCTAAATCGTTTGCCAAATTTATTCACCCCTTAAATTAGGGCTAAAAAGCCGGGCTAGGTGCCCGGCTTGACTGGATTAAAATTTGCCGGTCAGGATGAGATACTCAGAAAGCAGGTTTTCCAGTTTTTCAATTTCAGCTTCTATGGCCCTGCGGCGAATTTTATCATAATTACTACAGGCCAGGGTGAAGTAGGGTTTCTCATTCTCTGCCTTCGGCTTAAACAGCTCAAGATCAAATTTTAAAGGGAAATTGTCTACAGAGTTTCTGAAAAGCGGGATAAATATTTCAATTTCTCTGGGCAGTTTGATGGCCTGTTCCTTGTCCTTTATTTTGAGCATAACAGACACGTTGTTGTTGTCGTCGTAATTGAAATCTCCAACAATTTCAGTAGCAATTTTGAGGTTTTGAATCTTGGCCATCAATCCATCAACATTTAGAACTTCAAACTTTTCCCGTTTGCGAAGGAAATCGACAAAATCTTTTTGGCTGATTTGGGGTTTTGATGCAAAACGATTCCATTCTTTCCATTCATCTGAATCTTCAAAAACAAATTTGGCCGTATCCTGCCGCCTGTGCTGGACAGTGTCATCCAGGACAGCCTTAATACCGTTTTCACTGTAAATAATAACCGTATGTTCCCTGCTGCCTTTTGTTTTTACCAATTGGGCTATGGCCTCAATTGAGGCCATAGTATATTGCTGACCCTCGTAAACATAAGGTATTGGTAGAGTTTGTTTTCGGATAGTAATGTCCTTGTAGGTTAGCGAGTCTTTGCGTGAAGTATTGTAAGCTTCACACAACATCTGAGCAATTTCCTTCTGAGCGATTTTCTGCTGCTGCCGGAACCGATCAGCTTCGGCCTCTTCATCTACTTCATCATTAACTGAGCCAACAACATCTGCTCCATATTCTTCCGCAAAAGCTTGTTCTTCGGGTGTCATTATGCCATCATAAATATCATCATTCATGTTCAATGGTTCCCCCTTCCGCAATTTTAAGCTGCCGGATATTATCCTGTTTTTCTGGCACCGCTTCAACCTTGCAATTGAAATCATTATCAAAGTAGCAAAGGTCAGCCTTGGCCTTGGGCGGTGTCACATATTTCAGCTTATACGACACAATTGCCGCAGTGCTTGTTCCCTTGCTCCGCTGCACATCAATTGTGATAGTAATGGTCCCCTTTTCCCCGTCACCTAGTTTTGACAGTACGTTTTTCAGCGCTCCCTGGAAATCTTCCTCAAGCGCACCTCTGTTCATGGTACTAAGTTTTAATTTCACTTGCTCTTCCGACATAAATAATCCCTCCTTAATCTTTCCATGTCCACAAATTAGCGAGGATGTTTTTTTTGAGCATAGGACAGTTCTTTGAGGACCGCTTCAACAATCACTTCGGTTTTTAAAGTGCGAAATTCCTTGGAAGATAGTTTTTTACCGTCAAAAGGACAGAAACTAAAATTATCGCCGCAAAGTCCATTTCCAGATACTTTATTAAACATACATGAATTGCAGTTTTCGTTCATTCTCCCTTCAACCTCTCCCTCAACCTCTCCTTCAACCTGCTGTGTCTCTCGGCTATCCGGTCATTCTGAATAGCCCTGCTAACCGCCTCAGGCTGGCAGATTAACACCAGCTCATTCTTTGCCCTGGTTATACCGGTATAAATCAAATTCCGCTGCAACATAATATAGTGCTGGTTCACAATTGGTATAATTACCAGGGGAAACTCGCTGCCCTGACTCTTATGGATTGTGCTGGCGTAGGCTAACACAATTTCATCCAGATCATCATACGGGAAAAAGATGTCGTTCCCGTTACCGAAGTTAATATAGACCCCTTCAATGTTCCCCCCGGATTTGTCTGGTTCTTCCCCGGTGGCAACTATCTGTCCAATATCACCATTAAAAACCAGTTTAGTATAATCGTTGCGGATAACCATAACTTTATCCTTGATCCGGAAAAAACTCCTGGTTTTATTGTCCGGCGCTTCCGGGTTCACAATGTCCCGGATTAAATCATTCAGCGCATTTACCCCTGCAGATCCCTTCCGCATCGGGCACAACACCTGGA